GCATCAGCTTTATCAATAATAAGTCTTATTTTATTTCCAGTGTTACTGAAAACCGCTCTCATTCCAGCTGCTAGTCCAGTTATAATATCCATAACTTGAGTTTCATCTATTATAGACAGCCCACAAACAAATCTACGCTCTTTAACTTCCGTACCTTCTGGAAGTCCAAGCAGTACATTCTCTATCTCTGTGGAATATCCATTAGGTTTATATCTAAAAGAACCGTCAGCAAAACCAGTAACTCCTACAAAATTCCCAGTTTCTGGATCTACTGCATCAGCGTACTGAGCAGCATTATAAAAGTTATACTTATCTATAGAAGATTCTGGAATCCCTAAAACATTAACTAATAAATGTCTAATAATCCAAACTCTATTCTCAGTCCAGTCTTTTTTATAAGTACCATCCCATATACCTTCATATATATTTATATCGGTATTGTTTAATATCTGAGAGCCTGTTTTCTGAGTTCTATAACCAGATACTGCGGCACTTAAGCTACCAGTAGATGGAACTTCTACTTGTCGCCAATCAACTTCACCAGTAGCTAATATAGGTTGATTATAGTTTGAAGGTACATCCACTATCATACCTTTTACTGCACTAGTATAGGTAGGTAGAGTTTCTGTTCTAAAATCAGTAGTCTTAACTGCATAACCAGCTAGCGCTGTTTTTGGGTAAGAGTGTACTTCTTTCCTAATTTCATCAAAGCCTATAACTTCTACCTCAGATACATATCCGGCTTCTGCTATGTCTTCAGAAAGCTTTAATACAGAAACTCTATAGCCATCAGCAGAACGCTTATCTTCTGGAATCTTAAGTTCCAATTCAGCAGCCATACCATCATTAACTATACTATTTATAAGTAATCCACCACCCGCTATATAATTATTTAAATCAGAGGTTTCAAAGATGTCATGCACTAATCCAACAACAGAAAGCTGGGCAGGTTCGCTTCCACCATTTAATTCTGTTTTAAGCTCTAACACGTTAAATTTAATTTTTATAGAATCTATAGGAGTTAATCCTTGAGAATCATTTGTTTGGTAGAATTGAACAGTAGTAGCAGGCGGTGCAACTGTGTTAGCAAACGTAGATAGCCCGCTTTTAAGAACTACGGGAGAATTAAATCTAACAGGAGTTATAATATCTTCGGAAAACGAAGGCATAGGAGTTTGAGTACTAGTACCAGTAGCATACCTAACAGCAAATACTTCTGGCTTAGTATTATTAGAAGTAAAGTCTACTAGATCGTCTATATACTTGCCATCTATCTCAATATCTTGAGGACCATTAGGATTTATTCTATATATAGGACCTTCACCAATTGCTAGTTGCATAAATAATATATCGGTGCTTTTAGAAGTATTTGGATTATAACTAAAACTTCCTTGAAAGTCTACAGTAAGAGTAGATCCTACAGATTCCATGCCACCACCAATGTAAGGTACTAATCTATTATTTACATAAAAATACTTTTTACTCATAAATAATCAGCCACTCTAACAGTATCAATACCGCCTCTTTGTATGTGCTTAATATATTGATTTATTAATACTCCTGAAGTTCTAACTAATCCAAAGTGTAGTGGTATAGACTTACCAGCAGCATCCATAGTAGCTAATCCTCCAAAGCCTTTTGTGGGATCTTCAGAGTTTTCTAAAATTCCATTTAATCTATTAGGCTTTCTTTGTGAAACATCAAAAGCTGTGGCAGCTCTACCAAAAAGTACAGAATCTCTGATACGTCTATCTATACCTCTTAGTGCTAAAGCTTGATTGCTTACGGCTGTGGTAGCGCCATAAAACACATTTAAATTGCCCAAACTATCAAATCCTGTAGCTGCTCCCCCAGAAATAGTAGGTATTAAATACATTGTGTCTGATTTAGGAGGAAAATCTAATTCAAAGGATCTAATATATCTATCACTGTCTACTAAAGTTACTTGGGAATATAGCTTAGAAGAAAAAAGACTAGTTCTAAAAGCAGGTATTAAGTTAACGCAAGCAGACAGTATATCTCTATAAGATGATACATCTATAACAATCTCCGATTGCTTAACTAATTTTTGTAGTGTTTTACTAAACTTTACAGTGACTTTCATTAAATTTCTCAAAAGATAGATCAGATTGCTCATTCAACCAGTATATATAAGTATTGTTAGCAAAACCTACTAAAAACTTATATTCAGAAAATAGAGTGCTCTCTAAGTCTTTTTTACTTGGAATTGGATCTGCGCTACCAGGGTGGGAGTGATAGAATCCCCATATATTATCTTCATGTTCTAATATTGCTAAAGGATCTATAACAAAACTTGTTTTAGGTCTATTACTAATATTTTTACATGGTATATAGTTAAAGTCTTTAGTTATAATACCACAAGCTTCTCTAGGATAGTCTCGCACAGAGTGAGATTGCATATCAGACAGCAACTTGTCGAAATTATAGAGAGGCACCAGGGAACCCTCCAAAATTAATTAGATTGCGTCTTAAAGCACAAGCAGTTAGCGTCTTACCACAAATATCTTCCGACAAATTAAGAGTTGTAGCATTATTAACTGTAAAATATCCATTAGCACTAAGCGCAGGATTAGATCCTACTATAGTACCACTTCCATTAGCTGGATATTTACAATCTTCTCCCTTATATCTAAAAGGACAGCTAGAGATAAAAAACTTTTTAGTAGGAACTCTATTTTTTAAATATTGTAGCCAGTTTGACATATTGAAAGAAGCTTTTAGTTCGTCTAGCTCATCAAGTCTATTAATAGTAAAGATGTGTTCTACATAAGCATTTTTATCTGCGTCAGGGTTTACTACATATATCTTATCCCCTGCTATAGCATCAAGAACTCCATTATCCGAACAAAAAAGTTTATTTCCAGATATACTAGTCACAGTACTTCTTTCAACAGGGTAAGAGTTAGAGGTTATAACATCACCAATTCTATACGGTCCAGTAGAATACACAGTTATACTATTTTCTACTAGATTAGTGCTTTTAATTACTGAATATTCTGGCCAATAGTCTAAAAACTTAGCATAGGTAAGCTTAACTTCTACGATTGCGTCTAATAAATCTCTAGAGTCACGTTTGAACGGAATCCAAGTTCCACCAGTTTCTATAGTAGACTCGTAAGTATGGGCAGCGTTAGCTCCTCTAGAAGTAGCTATACTAGAATTATAATGTATGTTTGAGCTAACAGTTCTAGGATCTATGTTTTGTACTAACTCACCGTTTACAAAAGCTACAGTAGAGTTGCTAGAGTTAAAACCGGCTATGTTAGCATTTTCTACTATACTAGCTATAAAACCGTCAAAGTTAGAAATAGCTAAAGATATTTCACTGATTTGCCCCGAACTATCAGAACTTATATCGCTACTTTCTAAAGCTGTTACCTTATATTCTTGACCACCATATACTACTGAATAGTTAAAGTCACTAAAAGTTTCACCAGCTACTTCCGCATAGCGAAGAGGAAAGTTGTAGGCCCACGGAAAAGTGTCTCCAGAACCTGAAGGATTGCCACTTGCATTTTTTGGGTACCACTCTCCTGGATAATATATAGAGTATAGCTTAACTAGTGGAGTTTGCTCAAAAGAATTCTTTTCAGCTATATATGGAGCACTAAATATATCTATAATAGCAGAATTAGCTGTTTCTATATACGAAACTAAATTAGAAGCTATAAAATTAGCTGATTCTATATTACCACGCACAACTTGAACTAGCAGAGAAACTACGTCCTCAGTGGGAAATACTATTACGTCAAGTGCACCACTTTCAGTGTTAGCAATACGTTCTACAGGTAAAAACTGTATAGCAGAGCTACTTATTATATAAGAGTCTCTAGGAGCTACTAGACCATCTACATATACAGTTACTGTATCACTAAGATCAACTGTAGTAGGAGTTGCAAAACTATTAGTAAGTCCATCTATACTAGCAGAATGGTCTATAAAAGTATTTTGAGAATATAATATGGCATTGTTACTTATTAAGCGCTCACCTACAAGATATTCTACATACAAATTACTAGTTCGCACTTTTAAATTAGACGATGCTATAGCAATAACTTCGCCTACAGCATTACTGCTACTACCGATAATTATATTACCTACGGTAAAATTAGTAGAATCAGCTACCTGTATAATGTAGTCATATGCTCTTGTAGACATTATGAGAAGGTTTCCTGTAAAGAAAAGGTTACGTTGTATACGTCAGTTAACGGATTGTCGGTAGCCAGTATTTGAACAATATTCAAATCTCCGTTAAATCTTGCTATCATTGTACCAGACTGTCCTGCATATGACAAATCAAATTCAAATGACTCGTAGGTCCCTCCCCTACTATTATAAAAATTTTCTATTGCCTCTTTATAAACGCCTCTAACATTGTTATAAGCAAAGTTATAGGTACGTTTAGCTCTACGAGATATTTGTCGTCTACGTTCGTATCCGGCTTGGGAAGTGAATATAGCAGCCTCAAAAGATTTAGTAGAAGAATAGTTTCTATCAGGACGTCTATCCGCCATAGAATACGTCACAGCATTAAGCGTGTATGTAGCATCAGTAGGAAAGGTAGTCATTATCTTAAGCTCCTAATTTGTTGACGGATAGGTCCATTTGTTCTAATATCTTCTAGTATAACATCTACAATAATCTTTCCGTTTTCACGTCTGATTTCTGGAGTTGCAGTTACGTTAGCTGGAGTTCCATTATTGTTAATGTTAACTTCTACGTTCACATCACCACTAATATCACCGCTGCCAGCATTAATTTTGTTAAGAGTATCTACACCAAGCTTATCTACGATAGGCTTACGTAAAACAAACTCACCAGGCTCTAACATGGCAGATACGGAGTCTCTGAGCCCTTTGAATTGCTTGTATGAGCTGTCTATTAAACCACCACTAGCTAAGTTAGCTGCAGTAGGTCTTCCCTTTCCTGTATTTCCTAACATGTATAGATCGCCAAAATTACCATAATCTTGGTTAGCTAGATCAATAGCTTGGTCTATCATAGCCTGTGTAGCATATTGAGAAGCTCCTTCTGCAGCTAGTGGGAGAGGTAGGTCTTTACCAAAGTAGTCTTTTGTGTGTTGTTTTAGTGCTGCAGCTGATTTTTGTTCCCAGCCACCTTCATAAGGTCCATAGTTTTTATTTCCGCTATTAAATCCTGCCCATCTAAAATGTCTATACATACCGTATCCAGTTTGTACAGAACTATTATCCGTGGTAGACTTGTTTAAGAGATATGTAGTAGCCCATTTTTTATTATCATCTTGTTTATTTGGGGCATACATCCATTCTAAATTTTTTAGGGCAATACCAGGTTTTCTAGCTACTAACATTTCGTTCATCATATTAAACATAGCTCTTTGGGAGTTTATTTGTGCTGTAGTATATGTAGGAGTGTATAAAGCATTTTCGCTAACTTGATCATTAAAAGGTTGTACACCGCCGGCACTACTTCCAGACATGGCAGACTGTACAAAAGTAGGATTAGTCCATGGAGTGCTGTCACTAGATGAAGTAAATTTACGTTTTTCAGGCCTAGTGCGTTCTTGTGCTGTTGAGCTATAGTTATTAACGTTTTCATTAGTCTTTAATACTGCAGGAAGGTAAGTTTTTCCTAGTAAAGCTTTTTCCTCCTTGGCAAACAGTTTACCAACAGCACCGCTCCAAAGAGGAAAGAATTCTTCTAAGCCTGTTTTAGGATTAGTAGTGCTTACTTCATTTCTTAGTTTTTTTAACATATCCTTTTCAAACTGATTGATGTGAGCTAACTCAGTATCACCTCGTCTACCCATACTAGCTACAAGACTAGAGACATCGCCAGTATTATTTAAATAATTTAGCGCATCTATACCTAACTTATCAACGGAGGCAGCCTTAATTACATACTCACCATTAGAAAGACTTGCAGGAATAGAGTCGCTAGTGCTTGTGCCCATACCATCAACGTAACCACCCTTAGCATATGTTTTTCTAGAATAAGTTGCACCAGTAATAGCTGGGAATGTAGTAGCTAATCTATTAAGATTAGCACTATCAGTTGAGTTAAAACCGCCTTGCACAGTAACGTTATTAGTATTAGCTACAGTAATTTGAGTAGGTAGCTGGCTTACTTGCAGATTTACCCTAGACCATGCTGCGCCTAAATCTGTAGCTATAGTAGCTAGCTGAGCTTTAACGGATGCTATACCAGTAGTGCCTGTTAGAGCAGTAATTTGAGTTTGTAATTCATTAAATCTAGTAATTAATCTAGAAATATCCCCATTAGAA